TTTATCATTTATTAGAAACACCCCCCTTGATGGAACCTTAAGGTTCCTCTATAAGAGCAATATATCTTGGGGAGACCCATGCACATGATTGTTGATTGCGAGCCTTCTATTGAGGCAGATGTCCCACTGCCAAAGCGAGCAGCAGAGGCAATGCCCGAGTTGAGTCCCCAAGAGGAACTCGACATGCGGGCAAGGACTATTAAACTTCTATCTGACCTAACTGGGACTCCGCTTACGGCGGACGATACTCATATAAAGGAAGCGGAGAACCTCGCCCGTCAGATGATGACGGACCCCACCGCGCGGCCTCAGTACGCCAAGTACCCCAACGAGACGATGGCCTATTTGGCGGGAATGGTCGCCCAGACCAACTGCATGCTGGTCAGCGAACTCTCAGATCTCAAATTGTACGTGGTTAATAAACTCATATATGAGGCAGAACACGCGCAGTTGACGAAGGACCGGCTCGTTGCCATTCGCAGTCTAGGTGAGATCGACGGCGTGGACGCTTTCAAGAAGCGTTCAGAAGTAACGATTCAGGTGAAGCCAATTGAAGAAGTTGAGCAGGAACTACTGAGCGTCCTCAACAATATAGAGTACGTCGTAATCGACCCCCACAAGAATGCGGATGATGTCGAAGAGGTCGAAGATCACATCGTAGACGATGATGGCGTAGAGAATGGCCCAGATGAAGCCTAGCGCTTCAGGAATGTTGAACTCACGCCTATCGTCGTCGGACATAGCGAAACTCCGTGCGGCCTTGCCCTCCATGCCCGAGGCGCAGAAACGTAGAACAGCAGAACTGCTGGTCAAATTGTACAAAGAATCAGTCAAGACCACCGGGAAAGACGACTTTCTGTCTTTTATTAAGCACGTTTACCCCGGATACCTTGTCGGACCCCACCATTACCGCCTTGCAAGGATCTTTGAAGACGTTGCAGCGGGCATAAAGAAGCGCGTAATCGTCAATATTGCCCCTCGACACGGCAAATCCGAGATGATTTCTTACCTCGCTCCGGCGTGGTTTTTGGGTAAATATCCGCACAAAAAGGTCATTATGGCCTCCCATACCGCCGATTTGGCGGTAACTTTCGGTCGCAGAGTCCGAAATTTGGTTAATTCAGACCTCTATAAAGACATTTTCCCGACTGTAGAACTGCAAGCCGACTCCAAGTCGGCCTCACGATGGGGGACAAACTTCAATGGAGAATACTTCGCTATCGGTGTGGGCGGCGCTCTCGCTGGTCGGGGTGCTGATCTATTCATTATTGACGATCCGCACTCTGAGCAGGACGGAAAACAAGGTCTGTCCCATGTGTTTGAACCAGCGTGGGAGTGGTTCCAGTCGGGTCCGATCCAACGACTGATGCCGGGAGGCGCGATCATCGTGGTGATGACGCGCTGGTCCAAGTTGGACCTGACGGGGCAGATCGTAGACCACATGGTCAAGAATGAAGACGCGGATGAGTGGGAGGTCGTGGAGTTCCCTGCCATCCTGAATGATGCACCGCTGTGGCCTGAGTTCTGGTCGATGGAGGCTATGCTCTCTAAAAAAGCCAGCATGGACGTGCGGTACTGGCAAGCCCAGTACATGCAGCAGCCGACCTCAGAAGAAGGTGCTCTTATAAAGAGAGAGTGGTGGCAGATGTGGGAGCAGGACGACCCGCCCCAGTGCGAGTTCATCATCATGAGTCTCGACGCCGCCCAAGAGGCTACTAACCGATCCGACTACAACGCCCTGACGATCTGGGGGGTTTTCTATAATGAGGAGACCAAGTCACGTAATATTATTCTGCTCAATGCCATCAAAGAACGGTTAGAATTTCCCGAACTGAAAACGATGGTGACTGAGCAATACAACGAGTGGAAGCCGGACTCATTCATCGTTGAGAAGAAATCTAACGGAGCGGCACTCTATCAAGAGATGCGGCGCACGGGCGTTCCCGTGAGCGAGTTCACCCCCGGTAAGGGGCAGGACAAGATCGCCCGAGTGAACTCGGTGGTGGACTTGTTCAGCGCGGGGATCGTGTGGGCACCGGACCGTCGGTGGGCGCACGAGGTCATAGAAGAGTGCAACGACTTTCCAGCGGGGCGCAACGATGACTTGGTGGATAGTACCTCTCTCGCTCTTATGCGTTTTCGTCAGGGTGGCTTTATTAGGCTACCTACTGATGAGCCAGAACCGATCCAGTTATTCCGATCCCGCCGACGTGGAGGATATTACTGATGACAACGCAGAAATTCATGGGCCGTCATCAACTGCTACACCGCCTGACCGCACAGGTCGGTGGTAACGCGCAGATGGCAAAAGAAATTTTGATCAAGCGTGGGCAGATGACCTCCGACGGTGGACTGACCACTGCGGGCCGCGCCCGTGACAGCATGACGGCTGAAGAACGCGCTAAGGACCGAGCGTCTAAGGCTTCTGGCAAACCGCCTAGCGTCTTTACATACCACGCCAAGACAAACACGGCAGTGGCGAGGAAAAAGAAATGAGTATCGATAAATCCCTGTACGCCGCCCCACAGGGGCTTGGCGCATTGAATGCAGATCCGATCTCTGTGGAGATCGTAGACCCGGAAGAAGTGCATATCGAAGGCCCCGGCTTTGAAATGCACATCGAACACGGCAACGAGACCGAGTTCGATACCAACATTGCAGAGTTAATGCCCGATAACCAACTCCTCACACTCGCTTACGACCTGTTGGGAGAAGTTGAAGAAGACATCAACTCACGCAAGGATTGGCTCGACACTTATGTGAAGGGTTTGCAACTCCTCGGTCTCAAGTACGAGGAACGTACGGAGCCTTGGCCCGGAGCATGCGGTGTCTACCACCCACTGCTCATGGAGGCTGCGGTCAAGTTCCAGTCTGAGACGATCATGGAGACGTTCCCGGCAGCGGGTCCCGTCCGTACTATGATTATCGGTAAAGAGACGCAGGAAAAGAAAGACGCTGCGGCTCGTGTCGAAGCGGACATGAACTTCCAATTGACAGAGGTCATGCAGGAGTACCGCCCGGAGCATGAGCGGGCACTCCTGACTGTTGCTTTGGCGGGCAATGCTTTTAAGAAGATCTACTTTGACCCTTCACTGGGTCGGCAGGTGGCTCCCTTCATTGCCCCCGAGGACATCATTGTCCCGTACGGTGCCACTAATATTGAGACGGCGGAACGCATCACACATCGGATGCGGAAGACCAAGAATGAGTTGCGCAAATTGCAGGTCGCAGGATTCTATCGAGATGTAGATCTTGGGGATCCACTGCGCATTATGGATGAGGTTGAGAAGCGCAAGGCTGAACAGCAGGGCTTTAGTGCGTCGATGGATGACCGCTTTCAGATCTTGGAAATTCATTGCAATCTGGACCTCCCCGGTTATGAAGATGAGGACTCGGTTGGCCCCACGGGGATCAAACTTCCTTACGTGGTTACGATTGAGAAGGGTACCTCAACAGTCCTTGCTATCCGTCGCAATTGGTTGGAGGACGACAAACTTAAATTACGTCGTCAGCACTTTGACCACTATGGCTACATTCCCGGTTTCGGATTCTACTACTTTGGTTTGATTCATCTCATCGGCGGTCACAGTAAAGCAGCAACCTCCCTCATGCGTCAATTAATTGACGCAGGTACGCTGTCTAACCTCCCCGGCGGTCTCAAGTCCAAGGGCCTTCGGGTCAAGGGCGACGACACCCCCATTGCTCCGGGCGAGTTCCGTGACGTGGATCTGCCGTCGGGCAGTATCCGCGACAACATCCTCCCACTTCCATACAAAGAGCCGTCGCAGGTACTTGCAGCGCTCATGGACAAGGTGGTAGAGGATGCACGCCGGTTTGCAGGTTCGGCTGACTTAAACGTCAGTGATATGTCGTCACAAGCCCCGGTGGGCACGACGTTAGCGGTACTTGAGCGTTCGTTGAAAGTGATGGGGGCTATCCAAGCCCGCATTCACTACACGATGAAGCAGGAGTTCAAGTTACTCGCGGCGATCATCCGCGATAACACACCGGAGGATTACGACTATGAACCTGCAACTGGCGTGGCTTCTGCAAAGCGCTCTGATTACGACCATTGTGATGTGCTACCTGTATCTGATCCTAACGCCTCGACAATGGCGCAGAGGGTGGTTCAATATCAAGCGGTACTACAACTCGCTCAAAGCGCGCCTCAAATCTACAATCTGCCGCTTCTTCACCGGCAGATGATTGAGACCCTCGGGGTCAAGAACGCAGACAAACTTGTCCCGATGAAGGACGACATGCAGCCGGTCGATCCGATCAGCGAGAACATGTTCATTATGGTAGGCAAGCCTGTGAAGGCGTTCATGTATCAGAATCACGATGCACATATCCAAGCACACATGGCGGCGATGCAAGATCCGCATATGCAGCAGATCATCGGTCAGAACCCACAAGCACAAGCCATCATGGGAGCGGGAGCCGCTCACTTAATGGAGCATGTGGCGTTCAAGTATCGGCAGGAGATTGAGAAGCAGTTGGGATCGTCACTGCCACCTCCGCCGGACCTCGACAACGACACGGGCTACCTTAGCCCGGAGATCGAGGTGCAGTTGTCT